GAACGATTCCCTTGAATACAACGGGCATGGTGTGCTGGGTTCAGTCAGCGGTATCAACTGGCAGCAATTTTATCACACTAAACGGAGTGTCTCAGTCAGTCACAACCAACGCAATTGCGTCGACGTACGTAACAACGCCCCAGTACTATTTCATTGGGTGTTCGTATCCTCAGTCGTGCCTTTTATGCGAATACATCATGATCAATGCGGAAATGACCATCCCCCAGCGTCAGTCGATGGAAGGGTATCTGGCCAGGAAATGGGGCATTACACTGCCAACCACGCACCCTTTCTACGGAACACTTCCTTTCAATCGATACTTTAACCCCACCGACCTTCCCGGTTGTTCGCTATGGTTGGACGCAGCAGACAACTCTACGATGAACTCCACGACAACAGTGACATCATGGTCCGATAAATCCGGACTGAACAACACCATGACGGGAACTGCAACCTGGACGGGCAGCAACATGACCTTCAACGGTAGCACCAATGCATTTTCCAACACGACGTATGTGTTTCCGTCGAACGCATATTCCATGTTTGGTGTGTACTCGAATACGACGGCTCCGGCTGCATCTGCGTACATGAACGCAGTCTACGGAAGTAACGGATTTCCGATGTTGGGAATTTACGGCTCAAATAAGTACGTGTCTGCTCGGTCGGTGGTTGCGAATACTGGGGCGTTGAGTACAACGGTTGGGTGGGCGGCACGGATTGGAGGTACGGGAACCGATTCGGGGAGGGCAGTCGCCACGGATTCAAGTGGTAATGTGCTCGTGACCGGAAATTTTACAAGTGGTTCGTTGAATTTCTACAATTCAAGTGGAGTAAGTAACGCGTCACTCGCCAGTGCAGGTACAGGAAGTAACAGCTGTTTCATCGGCAAGTACACGTCAGCCGGCGCGGTGTCGTGGGCGGCAAAAATTGGGGGTACACTCGACGACTATGGATACGGAATCGCCACCGATTTAAACGGAAATGTGTTTGTGACTGGTTTCTATAATAGCAGTCCGGTGACAGTCTACGATTCAAGTGGAGTAAGCAATGCATCACTCGCAAATGCAGGAAGCTCTGACATTTTCCTCGTCAAATACACGTCGTCCGGTTCATTCTCATGGGCGGCACGAATGGCGGGTGCGAGCATCGATTCGGGGAGGGCAGTCGCCACGGATTCAAGTGGTAATGTGTTCGTGGCCGGACATACTTCTTCGTTGATACTCTACGATTCAAGCGGAGTAAGCAATGCATCAATTGTCTCGTACTCCGCCTTCGTTGCTAAATACACCTCAACTGGTTCAGTCTCATGGGTAGTAGGAATGGGGGGTACGGGCGGTATAAACGTCACCATAGATTCAAGTGGTAATGTGCTCGTGACCGGAAATTTTACAATCGCTTCGTTGAAATTCTATAATTCAAGTGGAGTAAGCAACGCATCGATTTCAAATTCTGGAAGCAGTGATATTTTCATCGCCAAGTACACTTCATCCGGTTCATTCTCATGGGCGGTACATATTGGGGGGACGGGCGCCGACTACGAATACGGAGTCGCCACGGATTCAAGTGGTAATGTGTTCGTGACCGGATCTTATGCTAGTACTACATTGACTTTCTACGATTCAAGTGGCGTAAGCAACGCATCACTTTCAAATTCAGGAGTCAACGACTGTTTCATCGCCAAGTACACGTCAGTCGGCGCGGTGTCGTGGGTGGCAAAAATTGGAGGCACTGGCGACGACGATGGATACGGAATCGCCACCGATTTAAACGGAAATGTGTTTGTGACAGGATTATACTCTGCGGCACTGACGATGTACAATACTAGCGGAACAGCAGGTGCGACACTTGGAAACGTGGGAGGCACCTACGACGGTTTCGTCGCTAAATATACTTCAGCTGGTGCGGTCTCATGGGCGGTACAAATTGCAGGTGCGGGGGCCGATCGACCATACGGAATCACTACCGATTCAAGTGGTAATGTGCTCGTGACCGGATCTTATGCTAGTACTACATTGACTTTCTACGATTCAAGTGGCGTAAGCAACGCATCGCTTTCAACTACAGGTCAAAATGTGTTCATCGCCAAATATTCGCCTGATGGATACATTACTGCTCCAGTCCCTGCCTCCTCCAACGTCTTAGTGTCCGCCACCTATGCATCCTCCACCTTCTCGCCATTTGTCAATGGATCTAACACTTCAACCCTGGCAGGAGCCACAACAGCCACCACCGGCATCTACGTTGGCGGGCCGTCCAACTACTTCAACGGCTCTATTTCGGAATTGTTGATTTACTCCTCGACCTTATCGGCCGCCCAGCGGCAGCAAGTTGAAGGGTATCTAATCCAAAAATGGGGCCTGAGCACACAGACGGTGACTGGACATCAATATAAACTCATTCCGCCCGCGACGTCTCAGCCCGCGCAATTTGCCGAAGTGACACCAGGAAACTGGGCTCGTGATTGGAACCCGTATTTGCAGTCGTTGATTGCGACGAACAATCCAACGAATGCCACGGTTATTCCGACGGTGAGCTATGGAACTAACTCACTCAGCCCGGCATTGTCAACACAGCAATATTATGGCGGTGTGTTAGCTCCAAATGGAAACATATACTGTGTACCATATGGTGCTTCAAATATACTGATTATCAATACAACGACCAACGCTGTGAGCTATGGAACAGGTGGTTCTTCACTCAGCCCAACATTATCGCTGCAGGCTTATGGAGGAGGTGTTTTAGCTCCAAACGGGAACATTTATTGTGTACCAGGTATAAACGGCAATACTTCAAACATTCTGATTATCAATACAACGACCAACGCTGTGAGTTATGGAACTGGAGGTCCTTCACTTAGTCCGGCATTATCAACACAATATTACGTTGGAGGTGTGTTAGCTCCAAACGGGAACATTTACTGTATGCCGGGCAATACTTCAAACATTCTGATTATTAATACCACGACAAACGCCGTGAGCTATGGAACTAACGGCCCTTCACTCAGCCCAGCATTATCAACACAGGTTTACTACGGAGGCGTGTTAGCTCCAAACGGGAATATTTATTGTATCCCACGCAGTGCTTCAAATGTACTGATTATCAATACAACGACCAACGCTGTGAGTTATGGAACTGGCGGCAACTCGCTCAGCCCAGCATTGTCAGCACAGAGGTACATTGGCGGTGTACTGGCTCCAAACGGGAACATTTACTGTATGCCGGGCAATACTTCAAACATTCTGATTATTAATACCACGACAAACGCCGTGAGTTATGCAACCGGAACTAACTCACTCAGTCCAGCATTATCAACACAGGGTTACTACGGAGGCGTGCTGGCTCCAAACGGGAATATATACTGTGTACCGAACGGTGCTTCAAACATTCTGATCATCAACACCACGACAAACGCTGTGAGTTATGGAAGCAACTCGCTCAGTCCGGCATTGTCGGGACAGACTTACCAGGGTGGTGTACTGGCTCCAAACGGGAATATTTATTGTGTACCAACCGGTGCCTTAAACATTTTGATTATCAGCAACGCATATACCCAGAATCCTTCGTCCAACTACTGTCTGTCTGCTTTTGTGAACAAACTCTAAGCACGTCACTCCCGCGTCACTCCTTTCAGTCGTTACGCTTTACTCACGTGAATCCTCAGCACATTCCCCTGGAACGAATAGGACACAACAATCCCCGTCAGCATGGACTGGATGGTGGCCAGAACAGTCCCAATGTCGACGCCAAGCAGATACCATGCATATCCCGGGACATCACGGGTCACACCGTCTGAGCAAACGCTCGGCGGTGTGAAAGGAAAGGACTGGACGACGTAGATACCTGGAAACCCAGCCGCAGCCCAGGCAAAGAGCTGTGGGCGGTAGGCTTCACGTGTGGGGTTCAGAAGGGGATTCAGTGTCGCACGGTCAGCCGTCTCCTGGGCTACGACGACTGCGTGACTGGCCATGAGTTCGTCAAGTGTAGCAATGTGAGGCGGAGGGACCACGCTTACGTCCGGAGTGGGGAAGGTGGGTCCAGTGGCATCGATTATCGGCAGATTCACCTCATCGGGTCCTGTGGGTCCAGTGGCATCGATTATCGGCAGATTCACCTCATCGGGTCCTGTGGGTCCAGTGGCGTCCATTTATTACTCTGCTCCGCCAAACTTCTTGTAGTACTCCGCATAGGACATGGCCGGAGCTGCGACATTCGAATTCACAGCTGCCGGGGCGAATTTCTGGAACAGACGCTGACCCATGACGACCGACGCCTGCTCATCGGTCATCTCCCCCTTCTCGATCTTCCGCTTCAAGGCCAGCATCTCAAAAAAGGTTGCATCAAGCCGGTCCTCCGAGTGCATCTGCCACAGCGAAGGAAAATTGTAATACAGCTTATCGTTCTCGACCTTCAGCTTCTCCAGGAACTCCTCACGACGAAGATGACGCCACTTCTTCTTCGAGTGGTCCATATTCCGCACCAGTGCCTGAATCTGGGTGGCGGTCAGTTCCTCGGTGGTGATGTGACGCTCTCCATCTGCGACTTCCTGCGGGGTTAACTCACGTGCGGCCATTGTTCACATTCCGCACAGAATCTATAAGTGGGTGTAACGCAGTCACCAGCCGACCACACTCCTCTGATGTGGTCATGCCTGTCAGAATGATATTGCCCGTGCGGAACACCTTGGCAATCCACTTCACATCCGGGAAGTAAATCTTCACAGCCGGATAAACTGCGGGTTCATACTCGGTGCGAATTCCATCTCGGCGAAGAGCCGCATACAAGGTCTCGCGTGAGAGACTGACGGTGCTGGTCAATCGAGTCTTGTAGTTCATCAGAACCACACGCCTGACCTCAGATGTCCACACATTGTTCGGAGCCGTATCGTCAGGAACCGACACCGACTGTGGGCATGTAGACAAGATGTGCTTTCGCAGTCTCGCCATAACCGACCGGTCATACCGCTCGTCCAGCACGCCCGTGATGTGAAACACGCCATTCTGAAATATCTTCACCGTAATCTCCTTCTTCTTCAGTGTCCCATCACCGTCGTCCAGACTGACGAGTGTGATGGAATTGTGCCCGAATCCAGTTGTTCGCTTTGAAGGTGCCTTCTTGGCTCGTCGCTTAATCAGGTCTCGCTTGGAAGACCCACGGGCGGGAACACCCTGCTTCTCAACCTTGATGATTGAGTCCGTCAATGGGAGGGACTCCAGAAGGAGGTTCGTGTTGAGGCGGACGTTCACCGTGTACAGCACCACCATCGTTGTCAGAATTGGAGGCTCCATTGACATCCTTAAAGTGGACGACGCTGATTTCGTTTTTCCACGCCTGTGAAAAGGAGAGAGGTTCACGTGTTACGACGTGGCACTCAAAGGTCCGAATGACAGCACGCAGCCGAGTCTCGTCCTCGGGGCTGAGCATCCACCCCTCAAGATAGCCGAACCAGAGTACGGCTGTCTTGTGGTGGGTCAAGATACTGAGTGCCGTGTCCGTGAACCCGTTTAAGAGTTCATAGGACAAATCGAAGCACCCGGCTGGTTTATTCGCAGGATAGACATAGACAATCAGCATTACGTTACTGTGCGGGGATATATGTAAGTGTTCTTCCATACAGGACCGCCTGTCGTAGCATTCGTCAGCCCCGGACTGAGACCCGCACACGCACACGACGGGGCAAAGTTGACCTTGCCACACGCTGTGCAGCAATTGTTGATGGACTGACGAGCCTTGGCAATGATGTCCTCCTTGCGATAGTTGGGGTCCGTAGAGGGAATGAGAGTCGAGAGCAGAATCGTGTCATTGATTTCGCGGATGGTGTTCACGCCATATCCATCGATACCATAGCAGAGGTCCTTGATTTGCGACGGCTTGACGTTCGCCGGCTTGAGGGCCTGGGCCGTTGCACCCGCCGACGCATAGGACACATATGCCGACGCATCCTTGACCTGATGACCCCGAGCGATGGTCGCACGCGTACCACCTCCACGCGAAATGGGGGCATTGAGAGTGGCCACGCACGCAGTCGCAGGCAAAAATTGTTCATAGACCGCAGAACCCGCCTGCTGACGCTTAATCTCAGTGGCCTGTCCGCACGTCATGTGGGGACGCGTGTCAATGTACTTCTGAGTTCGCAGCTGCTGCCGGACAAGGTACTCGCTGCACGAGGACATACTTGTATTGTGGAGAGAGTTAAACTCCCGGGTGCGTCAGCAAATGACGGCGGCAACACTCACGTGTCAACCCAAGGTCATTGAGTGCCCGACCCTCCGCCGTAACCTTGGTCTCGGTCGTGAGGTACATGAGCTCAGAGTCGGGAGCACGGCCATCCTGACGGCGATACTCCTTGATGAGACGGTTAAATTCCTTCCACTTGCCGGCGAGAGGGAGGTTGCACGTATAGCACTTCACAACGATTGGAAAGTCCATGATGCCGTTCTTCTTGTTTGTGAGGGACAGTTCGTTTTTCGCAGACTAGAACAATGAAGGTCAAGGTAAAGACAGTTTACGTTATCGCCGCCGTTGCCGTGGTTCTGGCACTGTACCTCCTGCTCAACCCGCCCGCTCCCGACTTTACGGCCACCTACTCGAAGGACGTGAGTCGCTTCGGACCTGACTCAGTGGATGTTCAGATGGCCATGGGTACTCTCCACTCTGACCCGCCTCACACAATGGTCCCGAGTCCGCCTCTGAAGCCTACCCTGTTGTTCCCACCGTCAGAGACGGACCTTGCGAAACTTTCAGGCCCGGCGGGTAGTGTTTGATAATGCCGAATTGGGCATTGGTGGCCTCGAGCCATTTCTTTCTGATTCCGTCCTTCTCAGCCATCTCGGTAGGTGGATACATACCGGGAGGACTTGTGTTTGGAACCTATCTCGTCTCCGTCGCGTATCACTCGACAAAGCCGCGGTTTTCATGGTTGTTGCCACTTGATATCGCATTTGCTCATATTGCCCATGGCGTCATGGTGTGGACCACGGCTCAGTGGATGCCGTATTCGCTACCAGTCTACGCTGCTTTCTTGACGTGTGCGACAACTGTCTATTATTACGGGCAAAAATACAAGTGTCTTGCCTGGGATGCTAACCCAACCGTGTCAACACGATGGCATGCGTTCATGCATGCGTTTCTGGGGACGAGTTCCGCCTTTTCCGTGCTAATGGCTGCGAAGTCGGGGCGGAATGTTTTGGGGTTCTTTCACCAATTAAGTTCGAGCTCCTGAGCCGACCAGAACTCCGAGGTTCCATTGGGCATCAGACGCTGGAAGACGAAAGGCAACTTCCGCTGCTCAATCTCACGCTTGACAACATGATCAATAAACTGCGGGTCGCTTGTACGGAGTCCTTCCAGACTCACCAGGGGTTTCGCACCCTCGGCCAACTGCTGCTGACGCGATGCCATGAGGACAACATACTCATACCTCGTGAAGTACGGCCGCGTGATGCGAGGGGTCTCCATCGCCTTGGTCACCTGCGAACGAAAGACGGGCTTCGCTTCAGGGTGGTCGGTCATTGTACTCTCTCTTGTCTAGGAACATACTCTTTCGTTTTCAATAAATGCCGATCATCCGCGGTGCCGCTTCTGATTACACGAACTACGTAAAAGGTGCCGCCCAAATCAGTGGGTCGTCCAAACTCTCCGGTAAGTCAAGCGTGGCGGTTGTGATTCCGGCGGCTGCGTCTTCTGTTGCGGTGGCATCCAAAGTGTCCCTGACAGTGGCCGCAAAGACGACGATTACGGCTGTTGTGGCACCCAAAGGAAACTCAACGGTCTCGGTTGCTGCCGCACGGAAAGTCTTCTCCGACTAAAACAATGCCTACTCGTTCTGCGTCTGAGTACACTGCCTTCGTCAAACTTCAGGCCCAGGCTCAGTTGAAGCCGACGCTGACTCGCACGACCCCGTACAACCAGGGTGGACAGGTTGCGAACAACGCCCTTCTCCAGTTCTCGGACATGGCATACCTCACAACTGGTGCTGCAGCTCCGGCCCGTGTAGCTCCTCGCCAAAAGGTCTTCTCTCGGTCCAACCCAAAAGCTCTTTCGCAGGTTGCGACGCTTAGTGGTGGTGGTGTTCTGGGTGGTGTGGTGAGCAGCCCTCAGGCTCGCTCGTCCGGCACAACGGGTCTTGTTGTGCCGCAGACCAATCTCATCCAGTTCCCTGGGTCGGCACGGTAGAGGGCTTTTCAAGCCCTCGCACGCTACGCACGGTCCACAAGTGTCCCTCAGGCACGAGCATTCTGCTTCCACATTGCATCACACACCGCACACTGGTACATCCAGACCACGTTTACGGGGTCCAGCTTTACACCTACAATGTCTGACTCCTTGCCTCGCGTTGTGCAGGCGGGATTGAGACATGTCATGTTCTTGAATCGAGGAAGCGTAGGGTCATGCTTCAGGTAAGGGTTGATGGAATACTGAACCGACGTATCCTGCTGAAGGTCGTGCTCGTATACGACGGACCCAGACTCCTCTTCGTACGGGCAGGCGCGGCACTTCAGGTAGGCCTTGCCGTCATGCTCCACGATGTCGCACAGGAAATTCGAACACTTGGCACAGAACTTCATTTTGCTTACCTCTTGGTCACGAAATCTTGTTTCGTTTTGAACCCTCGAATCCAATTCCATGCGTTCAAAAGGAATTAGCCGCCGGCAACTAATCGGGGTATTAATCAACGATGCAGCCTGGACACCTTCAAAAGTTTCTGGACGCTCACCGTGCTGAGACCAAGAGTGGTCTCGAGACTCACCAGCTCTTCGGCCATTGCATTCTCTACACCATTCCCGACGAGAAGATGGACGAGTTCTATCGCCTCTACTGCAACCACGTCAACAACAATGGTCCACTGACCATCACGGAGAAGATGACTCGTATTGGTCCTCTCCGTGTGGATCTCGACTTCCTGTACGATGGACAGGTTGAGGACCACAAGCATACGCAAGCCATGACTGTCGCCTTCGTCAAGGCGTACATGGCCGAGGCGGCTCGGTACATCGACATCAAGGACGTGACGGACGTCTATGTGATGGAGAAGCCGGAGCCGACCTTCTACCCAGGGAAGAAGGAGTCCAAGTCCGGTATTCACTTGGTGGTGCCGGATGTGCGTTCGAACAAGAATGTCGAGCTGGCAATTCGCAACGCACTGCTGCCGAAGATGGACGAGTTCTTCCCGGGCTTGGAGATGAAGAAGGATTGGCGTGAGACGTACGACAAGTCTCCGCTGAACCACACGAGTTGGTGGGCGCTGCTCGGTTCCAAGAAGCCGGCGGGTGAGGGTGCGACGCCACAGCCGTATCAGCTCAAGTACTCGATTGAGTGGGATCCGAATGACACGGCGGTGGCCATTGACGAGGAGGTGAACCGCGAAATCAAGCCCGAGAATATCCGCAAGTTCTCGATTCGGTCGCCACCAACATCCGAGTCTCCGGCGACGGAGCTGGGTAAGGCGTATGCTCTGCGAGAGGAGGAGATTCGCATCTCAGGTGGGGCAGCGGTTGTGCCCCAGCGTGGACGCCCGGCTCAGCGTGCAGGGGATCCGGGTTCGCGTGGTTCGTCGCCGGCTCGGGCCATCTACCTTCAGCCGCTGTCCAAGGAGATGAAGGACTATTACAGCGGTCACGTGCTGAACCTGAGTCCGGCTCGCTACAATAGCCACGATGAGCGGACGAATGTCGGACACTGTCTGAAGAACATTCACCCTGACCTCGAGGATACGTGGTATGAGTTCTGTTCCCAGCGTCAGGATGGCAAGTATGACCCGCGTGAGGTGACGGGCAAGTGGATGGGCTTCAATTTCAGGAACGACGGAGCGAAGTTGGGTGTTGGCAGCCTTCGTCACTGGTCTCGCACGGACAATCCGGACGGATACCTGAAGATTGAGAAGATGAACATCGAGAGTCTGCTCGAGGCGGCGACCGATACGCAGACGGAGCACGACATGGCTCAGGTGGTCCATGCCAAGTTCCGCGACGAGTTCAAGTGTGCCCGGTTCAGTGCGTCGGCCTGGTATTGGTTCGCTGGTCACACGTGGCGTGAGACAGACAAGGGTGTTTCGCTTCAGTGCCGCCTGTCCTCGGATGTGTTCCGCGACTTCTTCCGCAAGGAGTCGGAGATGACCACGCAAATGCAGGCCATCAACCCGTGTCCCGATGGCAAGCACGACCCGAGTGGGTGCGACTGGTGCAAGATGGACAAGAAGCGCCAGGCCTATGCTCACATGCGAAAGCAGCTGCGTATGACTCGGTTCAAGGAGAACGTCATGAAGGAGTGCCGCGAGCTGTTCCTCGACGAGGAGTTTGCCAACAAGGTGGATGAGAACAAGAACCTTATCGCCTTCAGCAATGGCGTGTTTGACACGCTGACCTTCGAGTTCCGCGATGGCAAGCCGGAGGATTACATTTCCTTCTGCACGAACCTCGAGTTTCACCCCGACCGCCCCCACGACTCCTATCCGTGCTGGCAGGAGTTGAACAAGTTCATCTGTGATGTGTTGCCCGACGAAGATGTCCGCGAGTACTTTCTCGCATACCTGGCAACGTCTCTGTCTGGATGTAACGAGGCTCAGAAGTTCCACATTCTGACCGGTACGGGTTCCAACGGCAAGTCCATGTTGATGAATCTCATGTCGACGGCGATGGGTGATTACGCGTGTAAGGCACCTATCTCTCTGCTGACCCAGGCTCGTAACAAGTCTGCGGCAGCCGCACCGGAGTTGGTGCGTATGAAGGGTCGTCGGTTCGTGACCATGCAGGAGCCCGATGAGCAGGTTCCGCTTAACACGGGTCTGATGAAGGAGTTGGCGTCGTCTGAGAAGATTACGGCTCGCGATTTGTATGCAGGTTCGAAGCAGATGCTGGACTTTGACCTCCAGGCTCGCTTCAATCTGGCGTGTAACGAGAAGCCGAAGATTAACACGCAGGACGGAGGTACGTGGCGTCGTCTGGTCGTTATCAACTTCGTGAGCAAGTTCGTGGCCGACCCTCGGTTGGCCCACGAGAAGCCCATTGATGAGTCGATTGTTCAGAAGTCGCAGAGC